TGCTACAAGATTGTTCACTGAACATTCGACTACTAAAAAAGAGAAAATTAATATCTTAAGAAGATTTGACGATGTTGAAACTTTAAAAGAATCTAAAAATCTTTATCAGTCAATTAAAGGTGAATTATCTAAAGGTGAAACAAAACCAATGAATGAATCAGTTGAAACAAAATTAAACAAACAAGTTTCGACAGGTTCTTCAACTACACTAATTGAATCAAAAACTTATGAGAATCCTCAATTCATGAGAATGAAAGATTTGATGAGTAAATTAGGGTAATAAATAAATTAATAAAAAAACAAAATACATTTTAAAATGGGAGCATTATTAGAATCAGGTCTTGTTGGTAACATCGGGTTAAAACACCTTAAAGTTATTAAAGAAGACACAATCAACAAATGGGACAAATTAGGATTCTTAGAGGGTCTTAAAGGTCACATGAGAGAAAACGTTGCACAACTTTATGAAAACCAAGCATCGTATTTAATTAACGAAGCATCATCTACTTCTGATACAGGAGCATTTGAAACAGTGGTTTTCCCAATCGTTAGACGTGTATTCTCTAAATTATTAGCGAACGACATCGTTTCTGTACAAGCTATGAACTTACCAATTGGTAAATTATTCTACTTCGTACCTAACATTCAGGCTTACCAACCAGGTACTTCTGAGCACTACGCACCTTATGGTTCACCGAACCAAGCTGCTGGTCAAACTCCAAACAGTGGTTATGACTATAACAACACTAAAGACCTTTACGATAGATTCTACGAAGGTAACGAACCAGCTTTAGACCCACCAGGTTTATTTGACTATTCTAAAGGACAATTTTCTGCAATCACTGCTGAGGTTGGTACTGTAGCTTGGTTAGCTGACCAGTTAGTTCCTTCTGCATATACTCTTTCTGATTACAGAAAAGTATTAATAGTTATGTCAGGTTTCGCATCTGATGGAGCTGGTAAATTAATCGGTCCTGATGGTCAACCAATGGATAATGAAGCTTTCTTATCTGATTTGACTGTTTATGGTGCTGCTGGTAACACAACAACATCTGCTAACACATCTAATCCTTATTTATTCAGAGTTGTAACTCAAAGATATGGTAAAGGTATTGTAAATTATGGTAACAATAACTCTACATTAGTATTCCCTAACAGTAAAACTGACGGTGGTCAATATGACAACGTATGTGATGCTCAAGGTAAAATTTACTTAGAGGTTGACTTACAAGTACCAGTATGTATTACTTGCGGTGGTTCAATGGACGGTTACACAGGTTCAACATTCTCTTCTTCTACTGCTGCTGACAATGCGTTTACAGCAACTTATAGAATCTACAAAAACTTAGAGTTTGAAGATAAGATTGGTGAGGTTTCTTTTGACCTTATGTCTGTAACAGTTTCTGTAACTGAAAGAAAATTAAGAGCACAATGGTCTCCAGAAATGGCACAAGACGTTGCAGCATTCCACAACATTGATGCTGAAGCTGAATTAACAGCTTTATTATCTGAACAAGTTGCGGCTGAAATTGACCGTGAAATCTTAAGAGATTTACGTAAAGGAGCAGCTTGGAACTTACGTTGGGATTACAATGGATGGAAGAGACTGGGCGGTAGTGCAGTACCTTACACTCAAAAAGACTGGAATCAAACTTTGATTACAGCTATTAACCAAATTTCTGCTCAAATCCACAAGTCAACCTTAAGAGGTGGAGCAAACTGGATTGTTGTTTCTTCTGAAATCAGTGCTATCTTTGATGATTTGGAATATTTCCACGTATCAAACGCAGCTCCTGAGCAAGACCAATACAACATGGGTATTGAAAGAGTTGGTACTCTTGCTGGTCGTTACCAAGTATACAGAGACCCTTACTTCCCTGCTAACCAAGTGTTAATGGGTCACAAAGGAACATCTTTGTTAGATACAGGTTACATCTACGCACCGTACGTACCTCTACAATTAACTCCAACAATGTACAATCCATTCAACTTTACACCAATCAAAGGTATCATGACTAGATACGCTAAGAAAATGGTGAACAACAGGTTCTACGGACGTATTACAGTTGATGGTGTTAGAACGTTTGACTTAAGAGAATTGAGATAATCAATCTTAAACAAATACACTAAAGGAGACAAGAAATTGTCTCCTTTTTTTGTTTACAACAATTTAACCTAAATTATATTTATTATTAGATTTTAAGTTATCAGTCCCCAGCCATAACAAGCTGTTGAGTATTCACGGACACAAAGGTATTGGTAACGTAGTCATTAAACTATTGTAAAATTTAACAACATGAATTACGCAACACAAGTGGGCAAACCGACTGCGCACATCACAAAGAAAAAGTCACGTCTTAAAGTGTATAATGGAAACACAGTCTTTCTAAATGATAAAGACAACTTCGAATTCGAAATCCATAATCCAAAACAAAAATCAGTACTAGTAAAAATCAAATTGAACGGTGAATACATCTCAACAAGTGGAGTTGTATTAAGACCAGGTCAGAGGGTGTTTTTAGAACGTTTCCTTGACTCTAACAACAAGTTTGAGTTCAGTACCTATGAAGTTAACAACACGTCTGAAAACAGGTCTGCAATCGATTTAAACGGTGACGTTAGAATCGAGTTCTATGATGAACAAGAACCTGTTAGAAATAACTTCTTATATTTGAATAGTCGAACTGTTTATGGGGGGTCACCTACCACTAATGTACCGTACCCATATTATGGTACAACTCTTAGTACTACAGGTGGAGTAGGACACACAACCACAACATCAACATATAACTCGTCAAATGCGTCTTATACAAGTTCAGTTTGTATGGATTCTCTTGGTGACTTTGAACCATCGAGCGCGGTAAGAAGTAAATCTCCAAAGAAAAGTAAATCAATTGAAACAGGTAGAGTTGAAAAGGGAGAATCCTCTAATCAAAATTTTTCCAATTCTTATGAGGATTTTAAATATAATGTTGCCCATCAGGTGACATTTAAAATCTTACCATTAAGTAATAAAAACAAAACCACAGAGGACATTAGACAATATTGTACTGAGTGTGGCACCAAGACAAAATCAAACTTTAAGTTCTGTCCGTCTTGTGGAAATAAGTTATAAATGAAAAAGGGTCCCGTGAGACCCTTTTTTTGTGTTCGGTGGTATTTATAGTAGTGAAAAGTATTATAAGAAAAATAATTAAAGAGGTAAGTGGTGCAGGTATTAGTGGTGCTTATTCAGGACCACTTGTACTCGGACCACAACAATGGACCGACAAACAGGTTGGACCATTTACTGAGCCAGTATACAGTTACACAAATGCTCAACTTGCTTACCAAGAAGCTGATGAGGATTTTACAGAATCTCCCGAAGAGAGAGAAAAAATAGAACAAAGAACCAAAATACTTAGTAAGATGAATATGGAAAAGAAAAAAAGTTACAGAGGTCAAAATGATGAAGATGGTTCTGCGATAAATCCTACAATGAATGGTGAACCTTTAAAAGAAGATTTAGCGGTTTGGTTTGGAACAAAGAAAAAACCAAAGGGTAGTAAACAACCCTCAGGACCATGGGTTAATATATGTCGTAAAAAAGAAGGTGGAGGACATCCTCCTTGTGGTAGACCTGAAGCAAGTGATAAAGGGTACCCTAAATGCCGTGCTGCAGGTGTTGCCAGTAAAATGACAGATTCTCAAAAAAGGTCGGCGTGTCAACAAAAAAGAAAGGCCGAAAAAACAAATCCTAAATCAGGAACGGGTAACAAACCTAAAATGGTTTCATACAAACCAAAAAATGAGGGAGTACGTGACCTAATAAAAAAAGTTCTCAGAGAGAACTTTAATTAATCTAAATTATCTAACTTATCTAATATTTTAAGTAGGGAGTGTTGAATCTGACTTTGCATTTCAGTTTCAAGTTCTTGTCTTACTGATTCAACTTTATTATCAAACATAGATTGTAGTCTTTTTGATAATTCTTCGTTAATATCTATGTCATAGTTATAAATGTGATTAGTAATATTCAACCTTAAATCTGACAATAAAATAAAGATACCTAATTTTTCATTTTTAATATATCTTTTAAGTGATAAAGGGGCAATTAAAAATGTAGAACCAGGATGGTTAACTAATTTTCTAAAAATTGCTGAAGATTTTATTTCGTTGTTGGTGTAATTTGACCGATTACGACTAAACATCCTGTGATAGTAAATGTAGATACGTAGCCCCAACCTTTTGAATAATCTTTTAAAAAACTTTATCATCTGTTTCATCATATTTAACTCAACAAATATATCACTTTTTTCTAAGACTACAAGTGTCCACCACAAATAAAAAATAAGTTATTTTTAACAGTAAGCTCCTGAACATTGTTTTTTACCATCCAATCCTTTGATACTTCCTTTACAAACTTGTACTGCA